AAGGTTCATAGCAACTACTTCAGCATGTCTAGCTTTAGTTGTCGCTGTTCCCTTCGCAACCTTTTGGAATTTTACGCTAGAACCACTTACTCCATTAACAGTTCTTATCAGATTTTTAAGTTTAGCTCCCATGCGTTGGTACGCCATGTGAACTTCTGCTTCGAACTGAGTAATAAAGGCATTGGTTATTGTACTAGCCATTTCATTTCTCCGTTAGTTAAGGTTTCGATTGTCTTTCAAGCCAGTCCAATGTTCTCCAAAAGGGCATTTTTCTTTACTCTAAAGGTCTTAAGGCAATTAATGGGCAAAAAATGAATAAATTTCAACGCACATTATTCTTTTAGGACTAAATCCCTGATTGATTCAATACATCCATGGGGAATAACGGTAGTGCGTCCTACTTCCTTGTCCTCTAGTTCCAAAGGACAACAAGCTGATATTTTTAGATCAATTCCTGTATCTTCCGTTATCCATCCCACACTATGAATGACGGAAGAATTAGTTTTTGTTACTTCCTCTATGTCGTGCCAAGTGTCTCCAACTTCTCTTGTATCTCGCCATTGTACAAGAACAAGTCGCATTAGATTTGTTCAAATAATTTTGATACCCTTTGAATGTACGTATTGTCTTTCTCTCCATCTTTCCAGTAGCGAGGGTCCTTCATCATGGAACGAAGGTCATCCAAGGTTGGCTTTCCTTCTATCGCTGTTGGTGTGGATGGCATAACACTTGTCTTGTTAAGTGCCATGATTTCCTCCAAGGTTTTTATTCCTCTGGATGTGGATGCTAGATTGGAAATGGTATTATAGGCATCTTCACTTAAATTCTTTTTAGCCCATAGGTTAGCTGATTCCACCCTTTCCTTTGCTCCATCCCCTAAATCGAGCATTTCCTGTTCAATATTAGGAAGACTTCCAACTTCATTATTAATGAATTGGCTTATTCCTTCATTGAATTGGTCCTGTGAAAAACCCATTTCCTTTGATTTTTCAGACCACCATTTCATCAGGGGTTGATCCTTATCAATGTCTATCTCTACATCTTCAGGCAAGTCATCAGGCATTTTGATTTCATATTCCTTGGGAACATTCTTTAGTTTTTGATTATCCATATCCTGACGAATTTGTTTTGTCAGGTCCTCGGTTCGCTTTCCAAGTTTCTTTTCCAAGGAATTGTAGCTTGTTGACAATGCCTCTACATTGACAGATTTGTTATCAGCATCCCAAAACTTGTCAGAAATGTGTTCAGGTTTCCCTGTGTCTTCTTGTGTTTCTGCTGATTGTTCTTGTACTTGTTCTTCACTCATTTTTTCACCTCATTGTTATATTGATTGATTCTTTGTATTAGTATTGCTACAAGATACCGTTTACCCTCTAAATGAAACAGTTCATTTTGAGTTATGTTTGGTCCAGCCACAGCTTCCATAGTAATAGATTTCAGGTATGATAATAATTGCCTTCCATCATCTCCCTTAAAAACAGTAGCTACAAGTTGATTTAATTTTTTTTCAACTTCAGGAGTTCTTGTATATCCGTCTATTGAGGTAGTAAGTGGTTTATTTGGTGACTTGTGTTTTTCCCATGCCATTTGATTCTCCTAGTTGTCCTTCCTGTGCCATTGATTGCAATTGTTGGGCTAGTTCTTGCTGTTCCGTTGAATCTCTTAATAGTTTCTCAGGAATATTCATTAGCTTACCGATATGTTTCGCCACTTCGTCCTGTTTAACTATTAAGTTAAGGACTTGTGGACCGAATGTCGTAGCGATAATCTCATGAAATCTGTTTATGTCGCTAATATCTTGTTGATATTGCGCTCTTGCCAACGGACTGATTGCCTGTACCTTGACTTCTCGTCCATTAACTATTGGTAAATCTATTCTTCCTTGATCTTTCAAGATGCGAATAACTCTCCTTAATACTGGAACGACAAATTCAGACTGTAATCTACCAAAAGATGATCCAATTTGTCTTGACAAATCTGCCATTCTTTCAGCTACTTCCGTTGCAGTCATGGGAGTACCTTCAGGTCTTCCCAATGTTTCCATATACAATGCCTTCTTAATATTATTACGCATATCCTCTAGTATCAATTGAGCTACATCAAATCGTCCAGCCGAATTAATAGGCTGCAAACCTTTTGAGTTTGGAGCGATTGGAATGAGACTGCCGGGAACGAGCTGAATGTTGTCAGGATTAACTATTCCATCATCCTCTATCTGATATATTCCTGATATGGACATCTGGGCATTTTCTAAAATTAACTGAATTGTCAGGTTACAAGTCTTGATTGCAGCCATGGCATTGAATACTGGTCCTCGACCATACACCTCGCCTGATGCCTTGTTCCACCTGAAGACAATGTAGGGATTTGATCCTACGCCTTCAAAAAATTCTTCAAATACGATTACTTTTTTTTCTAATAGAATAACACAATGCTTATATTTTTCTACATTGGGTTCATCATAGATGCGATAGACACCATCCAGTAAAGTGCATTTCTTATCAGGACCCATGGATTCCATTATATCTTTAGGAACTTTTGCCTGAGGATACATGATCTCAACTTCCTTTAGTTTGCAGTATCTTCTTCTAAAAACTGTATCAATCCTATTGTCAGGACCATTTGCTAAAATTAAATGTGGCAAGGGAATGGCAGAAAATTTAATGGGATTGATTGCATCTCCATCTTCAACCAATAGACATCCTGTGCCTATAGCCAAATCCATAAAACATTCATGGACCTCCTGATTAAAATTACTATTGCCAACTGTTTCAAAAACAAACTGGGTAATGGCATCCAATGATTCATTAACCGATTCTACATTCTCCTCTGGTATTTCAACACCAGCTTCCAAGTTAGCCCATCTTGCAAAAGTTGGAACAATGCCTGACTGTAGACGACTGGCAAATTCCTGTATGCCTACAACTGCTGTCTCATCAAATATTTTATCTGTACGCCTTTGGGCTGGTGATTCTTCATAGAAGGATTCTCGTTGGGGAAGACAATATTCATATGCTTCCTCAAACTTTTCCTTCCAGTTGTCTTTCAGGGATTGCGCTTCCCTGTATCTTTTTAAAACTTCCTCAACCTTGCTGTTGTCAGCTACGGTTGGGTTTATGTCAGGGTCGGTATAGGGCATTAGACTGTCGCAAATAGTTTACGCTTTTTCCTTGCCTGATCCGAATAGGATGCAGCAAAGTATTTCGTAGTTTTTTTAGTAAATTTCGTTGATTTCTTTTCTCCAGTAGAAGAAGTAGTACCCATAGCCAAGTTCGCTGTGTCCTGTCCTTGATTGGCAAATCCTTCTGCTTTTGCAAAGTTAGCTTCGCCACTTTGTCCTTTATTAAATGTAGATAGATAGTCCGAATACGGTCTTTGGAAAGTATCGGCAGCAGCAGCCCTCATTAATTGTCCACCTCCCATTGGCATAGCCAATGACATTCCAGCCAAAAACATTGTTTGTATTTTCTTTTGTTTTTGAAACATGGCTTCTGAAATGGGAATACTTGTCATCATTCCTGATGGATCACCTGAACCCATAGCTCCACCTGATGTTCCATATTTCATTTCCTTTCCTTTTGTAGTTAAAAAAGTAGAACGACTTATACTGGGATCACCAGCAGCATATAACTTTTCCCCCTCTGACTTGCTGATTCGTATGAAATTTCCACCTTCTTTTTTAAAATAATTTCCAACCTTTGCGACATCCGATCCCAAACCAATTAAATAATCATCAGTAGCTCTGGATGCTTCTTGTCCATACATATGCTTTCCACCTTTTTTGCTTTGTGTCGCATAGCTATCTACACTTCCTTTTGGATGTTTGGTTTGAAAATAACCAATTTTTTTCTTAACGACTTTAATTCCTTTTTTAACTTTTGATTTTATTCTAGCTTTTTCCGTTCTTCTTTTGTGTCCTCTAGGTGAACCACCACTTTTTCTACCACCACCAGAACTGGAACTTGTTGATTTTTTACCTCCCATTATGAATACTGCTGTCCTTCAGGATCATAGAATCCACTGCCACCAGCTCTTGAGAACATGGATCGTGAACCAATCATTCCTTTGGCATATCTTCTTTTTCTTTCAGCCCTTGATTCTTCCTTTACTGCTCGTTCCTTTTGTTCTTCCTCAAGCTGACGCTTAATCATCTTGTCGGTTTCCGTTTCTTCGTATTTCGGTCTTTTAAAAATTCCCATTTAATTACTTGCGTTAGAGTTTAATACTCTTTTTGCCTTGATTGCTTTTTTTTCTGATTTTCTTTTTTTATCTAATTTGTCCAAATGAACTTGAGCTTCTTGCATTGTCATTGTAGGAGAATATACTGTTTTAAGAAATTCTTTTGCATAAGCCCACTTTCCTTTTACATCTTCTTTTAGATTTCCCCACCATTTGTTAAATTCATTTTCTGCTCGTCTGATTGAACTTCCTTCTTGATTAAATATTTCTTTAGTCATTTAATATCCTTTAGGTCTTGGTTTCGGTTTAGGTCTTGGTTTGGGTTTAGGTCGTTTAGCCATATGTATCTCCTTACATCTTCTTCAGGGTTCTTGCCAAAGCCACACGCCTCAACATCTTGGTGTTACCAGATTTATTTGCCCTTGCTCTCATTGTCGCCAATGCAGAAGAACTCAACTTCTGGTCGCCCTTGATTAAGCCCATGCGTTTCGCTGATGCTCGTAATGAACC